TCTCTATAAATGGATTGTGGTCTAATGGTTTTGCCATAGAAGTCATAAAGACTAATAGTGTTATTTGTAACATCTCCGTTCAGAAGAACCAGTTTGTTGGCATAAAGATCTGATCTACTCTTTGCCAAACTAATGGTGTTGATATCAACTCTCTTGACATAGAATGGACCAGCATCCACACTGGCAAACTTACTTTCTGTCTCAGTTACAACAATAATACCATCAGGTGTGGTTGTTGTGGTTTTTGTGATTCCTGGTTGATAATAAACTGCCTCTCCAGTGTAAAAACCGTGATTGGGAATCAGAATGTTATAATCATTGCTGAATGAACCACTAAAGGTTTTGCTTCTGGGATATGGATTAGTCTCTTTGTTTACATATCTCGCAATTGAGTTGGAAGCAACCAACAGATCACCATTAAACCTAGAGTATGTGTTCTGAACATTGGCAAAGAAATCATTCAGTTGTGGATAAAGAGCACTTCTTCCTTTGAGGATTTGGTTTTCAACAGTATATGGAAGTGAGGTGTTAACTCCAGCAACAGTTCTAACAATCGCAGAAGTTGCAGCGGTTGTTCTGAGAACAGTTGCCTGAACTGCAACACCAGTGATTGAGTTGATCAGATTCAGAACATAACCAGGTTTGAACTCCTGAGGATCAAAAGTTGTGATCTCATAAGAGTTAGAAGATGAGTCAACCAGAGTGATGGAAGAAACATCCCAACTGGTTTTGTTATTGTAGAACCAGTTCTTTGCTGACTCATAAGGTGACTCATAACCCAGAGACTGAATGTTGATGATATCGCCCTGACGATAACCATAGGTGTTCTCATCAGTTTGGAAGTCCTTCAGAGAAGCAGCAATTCTGACTCTGATTTCATTGGAAGTGTTGATGCCAACATAAGCATATGAGTAATCATCAACTCTGATGTCGGTCTTTTCATTAATGACATAATCAACACTCGTGACATTCAGAAGTTGTGTATTTGTTTTTCCACTGTAAGACAAGTTAATGATATTGTCGTCTACATCAGTGGTAACAAGGTCACCAGACTCAGGAAAATCAACAGTGGAGTCAACATCCAGAATAGTTGCACCGACAGCAACTGTGTTCAGAAGTTTGGTCTTTGGGTTTACTTTGAACTCACCAAAGATGGTACCCTGAACATCAATGTCTCTGTCATATCCAGTGTCAATACTGATCTGATAGTATTGTCCCTGATCATAATCAATGGGAACAACATTAGTTACAGAACCTCTTGCTTCTGTGGACTTTTGGAAGATGGTGAGGTTTTGGAGATCAAGTGGGTTACCTTGGATTCTCTCAACAATGAAATCTGAGGTAACTTGCCAATCAGCATTGGAAGGTCGAAGAAGAAACTCACTTGGGTGAATAACATCAACATTCACACCATAAAGTGCTTGGAAGAGAATCTTGTGTGATTCTTCCGTTCCTTTTGAATTATAAAAACTATCCAGACCAAAGACAAAGTTTCTTTGATCCAATCCAGAGTAAAGTGTTCTTTCTGTGAATCCAGGAGCAAACTGATACTTCAGCTTCTTAAAGAACTCCTGAAGAAACAGAATGTTCAGATTATAGATTGTAGCACCAGCAGTGTGAGTATCTGCCTCTGTTTCTTGAAATACTAACTGGTCAGGGGTATTTGACCCAGTGTAACTTGTAACCCCACTGAAACCCCTTGTACACCCCTCAAACGTGCTGTCTGTCTTGTATTCATAAGCAATGATCTCATTGTCAATTTTGATCAGACCATTGGTTTCAGGAAATCCATAAGTAAAGTTACCAGAAACATCAGCAGTGATGGTTCTGTTTGTGTAAGAAATATTACTAGCAAGTACCGTCTCAGTTGTGAGTTGAAACAACTCATCAACCTTTACATATTGATCCAGGTTTTGAATTAGATCATATGTTGCTCCCTCAAATTCTTGAGAAAGATAATATTGTTGTAAGAACTCAGCAAGCAGTGGAAAATCTTCCCTAACATATGTGGGGAGTTGACTCGCAACGATATCCTGAATCTTAACTCTATCTACTGCCATTTCTTACATGAATGGTTCTTGTGTTATTATTTACTATGGTTTTAATAGGTCAAAGTAGAGGTGCTTGATGCACCACTTGAACCAATCACAGTTGTTGTTGTAGTGGTTGTAGTTCCAGTTGTGGTTGTGGTTGTGGTCTCCACTTGAATTGGTCCTCTAACCAAACTGCCATTGCTGTAACTGGAGGAAACGATGTAGTTGCTTCCAGAAACATCATCACCAGAATCAATTCCATCCAGAACCATCGTGACTATGGTCTTTGTGGTGTCAAGTTGGAGATAAAGATCCTGAAGACCAATCACATCATTAGAGTAAGGAGTTGCCGAGATTTCAATCACAGGTTGTCCTTTATTCAGAACAGTGGAGAGAATCTTGATTGGATTGAGTTTGATTTCTCCCTTGATGTAATCAATGGTTCCAATTCCTCTCTTAACAATTACAGGTTCAGTTGGTGAGTTCAGTTTGAACAGGAAAACTGTTCCTGTCTTTTGATCTCTGTTAGGAGCATCACCAAAATAAACAGTCTCACTGATTCCGCTAACTTTGAAACCAGAAGACTTAATGTTGTAACCGATGATCTGACCATTCGTTACGGCAAAGTGCCCATGGTTCTTAATGTGGAATCTGTTTCCATAACAGATCTCATACTCAGCAAACTGATTAAGAGACGCTGCCATGTCTCTTCTCATGGTAATGTTAGTGATGTTTGAAGTCACGGCCTCATGGCTGTTATCAATAACATTCTGGAACTTGGAATACTTAAATCTTGCTCCAAATTGATTCAGTTGTGAAGAGTTAGCATAGTTGACAATGTTTTCCGAAACAACAGTTTTCACTGCACTTGCTGATGATGCAAGGTTGCTGTTGTAATAAACACGACTGTCTGATTCAAGATAAAGATACTTGAGATCAATGATTTCAGTAACAATACCTCCAACAGAATACTTTCTCAGTTGCTTTTGAAGATTCTGTTTGATGTCATTGGAGAGATAAACACCATTGTAAGGTTTGATACTGATGAATACCTTACCATAAGCAGGTGGATCCAGTTCCTCACCACCAAAGGCAGAAACAGATTCTGCTTCAGGATAAACCTGAGGAACAACTGCTTCATAATCAGCAGCGGTTACTGCTCTGTTCTGTGATGCATAGATCTGTGGAGCATACTTCCTAACAGAATCTGCACTTTCAATAGCTGCACCACCCTGAGCAGCAGAGTTGGTTGAGAGAAGAGATACTCCTCTGGTAACAACTCTATCTTCATTATCGAGAAGTCTTCCAGCATAAGTGAATGCTGAGATACCATTTGCATCTGCACCGTTACAAGTGATGTAATTTGCAGTCACATAATTGGGTTCTTGTAATGCTGTACCAAATACACCATCACCAAAAAGAAGCTCATATCTCTCTCCAGGAGACTCCTGAAGGTAGTAGACAGTGCTTGTAGGGGTCACACCCACCAAAGAGCTGAATTGTGAGTAAGTACGACTTACAGTGGACTGCTCTGACTCACGAACTGTAACTTTAAGTCTGGATGTGTCAATTCCACTATTGGTTAGATAGTATCTTTGATTTGGATTACGGGAACTCACTGACCAGTTTTGAGTTACATAAGTTCCCTCATAGATGTTGACATTATTGAAGAAGGCAATCCCAGTTGATTCAACTGGAACTGTAATGTCATCAACGATAGAGAAGATGTAAGAGTTATTATTGAACTTCTTATTACTCAAAGCAACGATACCAGCCTTGAGTGTCAGTGTAACTGCATCAGTCCCAGATGCATCTACAGAGAAAGAGATATTAGCTACAGCCGATTTTCTTGACTTAGGAACGTACCCAATGTTCCTAGCCAGAGAAACCACATTCTCCCTTAGAGTTGCACTATCAAGAAACACCTCATTCGTCACCATGTTGGCGTTGTATGAAGTGATGTAAGTGTTATAAGCGAGAGCGTCTACGATTGTTGAGAGGTTCGATCCCTCAAAATCATAATCAGTAAAGTTTGAGTTCGCCTTCAAGTAATCCTGAATGGACTGCTTGATCTGATCAAAGTTTACGTTGCTAAAATTAACTAACGGCATTTTACCTGTTGGGTTCTAAGGCAAAGGTGAGTTGTTGTACAGGTACATCAATACCAACGATGTAATATGAAACAGTGACATGAAACTCATAGGAATCATAGTCTGCTGAAACATCAACCTTATTCAGACGAACACGAGGTTCATAAGCATTGATGGTATATTCAATTTCAGACTTGATTGATTCAGCAGTCAACTGATCAAAGTTCTCAAACAATAATGCTGAGACATTCGAACCCACATCAGGTTGGAAAGGTTTCTCTCCAGGAACCGTTAGCACCAGATTCTTGAGAGCACGAGCAATCGCGTTCTCATTCTTCAGAGCAATCAAATCATCATTCAGAGGATTAATCTGAAAAGATGCACTAATATCTTTGAAACCCTGACTGGTTCTTTGTGCAGGTTGAATTGGCACAGAAGTACTTACAACAATTCAACCTTATTTAGAAGGCTAAAACTCGGTTAGAGGAATAGGTTCTGTACCATATTCCCAATCATCATAGTCTTCTTCGTTACGGATCTTCTCGTGAAGTTCGTTCTGATGGAAGAAGTCGTGTTTCTTAGG